AGTCTGGTGAGAACTAAATGGAATGTGGATCCAGAAGATCCCACTACGGTCCTCAGATTGATCAGCGAACTCGAGGGGGTTAGCTATTTCCTTTCCTGCCTTGATCAGACAGAAGAAGAGCTTGTTTTTATCAACACGATGAAGGCCAAGTATTACAAGACTTACTTCCGCATGATGCGGGAAGAGAAGCTTGTCAAACACACCTGCAAACTAGAACTCAACAGTCTTCGGAAACCTGGGGCCGTAGCGGAGTGATTCCGCGCAATCAGGAGCGCCGTGACGGCAACCAAACCAGAACCCAATGGCTACCCGGTAGCTGAGGGGATGCCAAAAGAGACACCGAAGGCCGCCCAGGCATTTGCGTGCTATATCGAATTGGGGCGTGAACGCACTGTCGCCAAGGTAGCAACTGTATTAGGCATTGCGGGTCAACGTACCCGCGACTGGGCTGTTAAATATCACTGGCGCGATAGGGCAGCCATTTATGACAGCCGAGCCATGAAGAACAGGTTCTCCGAAGTGAACGGAGAAAGAGCAGAGCAGCATCGCGAAGCGATCCGCAAATTCCGTGTCGACCAAGACAGACGCGCTAAGGCAATGGGTGATCTGGCGGACTTAATGGTTGAACTCACTACGGAGAAGATCACTGCCATGCGTGCTGCAGGTGAGTTGCCTTCTGAACAGCAGATAGCCAACCTTGCTAAGACCTGCGCGACCTTGGCCGAGACATCAGCCAATCTGCAGGCCACTGCTTTAGGCGTCGACGAATTGGTCGATATGGTTGACCAGGAACTAGGAGAGTGAAGAGGGGGCTAGCGCAGAAGCTGCTCAAACGGGCAGGGAAGGAACGCGCCCTAGTTAGGGAGCTAAGCGCCAAACTAGAGAGAAAAGCAGTTAATAAAACCAGCCTTTCATTTAAGGAATACATCCAAATTGTTAAACCTGACTTCATCTTCTACACATGGAATGAAATTGCTATCACTCGGCTACAGGAAGTTGCAGATGGCAAGCTTCTTCGGCTACTGATTCAGGTGCCGCCTCGACACGGTAAATCCGAGTTGTGCAAATTATTTGCTGCCTACTACCTGACCCGATTCCCGAAACGGTTCACAGGTGTTTGCGGCTATGGCCAGGAATTGACGTATCCATTCAGTCGAGCAGCCCGGCATTATTTCAAGGAAGGCGGAGGCAGGCTCAACCAGGAATCCCAGAGCGTTACGTTCTGGGAGACACACGAAAGGGGCGGCTGCTGGGCCGCTTCCGTGGGGTCATCCGTAACGGGCAAAGGCGCATCTGTGGCCATACTCGATGATCCTATTAAAGACAGGGCTCAATCAGATAGTGCTGCGGAGATCAGAACTCTTCATGGCTGGTACAAATCCACCTTTCGAACCAGGATCAATCCAGAGGCAGGAGCCATCGTGATCGTGCAGACCCGCTGGTCAGAATTGGATGCCATTGGTCTAGTCATGGATCTAGAAGAGCAGTGCGAAGACGAAGACAGTAGAGAGGGCTGGCACATTATTGATTTCCCAGCCCGTTTTGAAGATTGGGCGCTACGGCCAGCAATCCCGAATTCAATCACAGTAGAATCCGACTTCAGGGAGACGATTGGTGAACCCCTTTGTCCTGAGCGCTACGGCGACAAGGCACTGCGGATAATCGAGAACACGCTTGGCTCTAGAGAGTGGAATTGTTTATATCAACAGAATCCAATTGCGCTAGACGATGCAATCTTTAAGCCGGATTGGTGGCGCTATCGTTCACTAACTCAAATTAGCGAGCTTCCACGCAGGAGAGTTGTCCTGTCTATCGACTGCACATTTAAAAATTCAGATACATCCGACTTTGTCGCCATTACTACCATCGCCGAACATGAGGATGGCACCTACACGATCCTCGATGTGATCAACCGGAGGATGGACATCATCGGAACCATGGCGGCCATTCGAGAACAAGCCAATCGGTTCTCACCAGCGGCAATTCTTGTCGAAGAAGCTGCTAATGGTCACGCTGTCATACAGATGCTCCGATCGAAGCTACCTAACATCATTGGCGTCAAGACCGGCACTGCCTCCAAGGTCTCTCGTGCCTCCGGTGCTGCTCCAATGATTGAAGCCGGGAATGTCTTCCTGCCTCCCGAAGCAACCTGGCTGCACTCCTTTATTAACCAGTTCACAACTTTTCCCCAGGGGAAAAATGACGACATGGTCGACTCGACAACTCAGTGCCTTAACTGGATGAGAGACCGCAGGGCGCCACAGGTCACCGTCGCATCATGGGGCATGTCCGGTTAGCCATACTTGACACCTCGACCGTCGTAGGGTAGTCAAAAACGGTAGACTGGGCTTAACGTACCTGTGCATTCATGCGGCCTCTCGGCTTTACTCTTTCTGCTGAGCAGCAGGTCAAGACCGAGGAAAACCTCAACCTTGCCCGTAAGGAAGCATGGAGGGCATTCAAAAGACAATCGCCTAGATCACGTCTCCCTTATGACGACCTCGAGGCTGCTGCATTCATTGGCCTAATGAAGGCCTGCTTCAGGTTTGACGAAGAGTTCGGCTGCAAATTCTCTACCTATGCGGTCCCTAAAATTCGTGGTGAGATTCTCCACTTCATTCGCGACCACACCTACCTATTGAAGTTGACCCACCGCATGCGTGAGACCTGGCAGAAAGGAAAGCGTATGCTCGATCAAGGTAACAGTGATATCGAGATCGCTAAGGCTTTAGAGATTGAGCTAGATGTTTGGCTTGATACTCGCTCTGCCTGTTCAGGTCCACCGCTGGAGCTCAAGGAGTACGCCGGCTTGCATGGCGACGAGTTAATAGCCAAGGAAGACGATCGACTGCAGCCTCTATTAGTGGCCGTTGATCGTGCGTGGCTGATGATCGGTGACAAGGGTCAGAGGCATCTCTCTCAAGCATTCAGGTTCAATCATCTATTGGACCTCTCGTATTCACAAAAGCTCGTACTGCTCACAGAAGCAGAGTTCAACGTCCATTAGCTGTCAGACTTCGAAGGTAGATTAAGGGGACTACGATTCCTTTTTATGGGCAAATCTATGTCTGAGCTGACCCCGGAGCAGCGCGAGAGAAGGAGAGCTACTAGAAGGCGGTGGAACGCAAAGCATAAGGAGTGGCTAAGACAGTATGGAGTTAACTGGAGAAAAGAAAATCCTAACTACAGTCACGAGTGGCGGGCCAAGAATCCAGAGAAGAATAAGGCGAGCCAGAAAAGGTCTAACGATAGGAAGCAACAGAGACTAAGAGATGATCCTGCCTATAGAGAGAAGATTCTCGCTGATAACCGAGCTAGGAACTTTTGCGTCCATGGTGGCCTAACTGACAGATCAAGAATTCCGGCTGCTCTTGTCAATGAAGTCCGTCTTAAGTGTTTTGAGATGGGTCTAGAACCTGGCCTTAAATGCCACATGCTCCAGGCGATCATTGCGGTGCAGACTAAATATTCGAACATGGGCCGAGCGGGAAACACTGAATACAATTGGCTTCATCCGGATGACATGGACTACAGAGCTAGATCGTGGGCTAATAATTGGAACCAAAGTCCCAAGATCACCCAGCGGTTTTATAAGCAGCACCAAGAAGCCCTAGATTATAACTGTCAGGCTTCTAATCGTGATACCTGACTCACCTCCTCTGATACCACCCCCTGGTTGGCCAACAACCAAACCCACTGCTCGTCAATTCATTCTTCGTCGTCTACATGATCCCAGAAACCCAAGCTCCACCGGACAAAACCCAGGAGACTCACGATTCAGTGAGTCAGAAAATTCAGCATCATGCTTTCGGTTTGCAGAGCCTGATTAAGGACGTTATTGAGGCACACGAAAATGAGGAGGACGCGATCATTGCCCTCGAGCGTGATGGTTTAGCCAATGCTCTTCACTACGTCCGGCCCATGCAGGAGATTCGTCGCCTTCCTGCTGATTCACCAATGAGGGATCTACAGGTCTTTCAGATGGCCAGCCTCTACCACGAGCGTGAGGCGACGATGCGGTCAATCATCCGCTTCTTAGATGACGAGATGAGGTCTGGTGTTCGCACCTCCATTTCCATTAAAGCCGGTGTCGTCAAAATTGCCCAAGCGGCCTTGAAGTCTCGCGCTGATGTTGAAAAGGTTCGCCGTGGAAACACTGGGTCCCATTTCAGCAGGAGCGATCTCTATACAGAGAACGCTCGCCTGCGTGAAGAGCTGGACGTCTTTCACGCCTTCTTCACTGACGTGAAGGCTGAGACCGGATTAAAGACCAACCAGGAGGTCATTGCCCTCTTCTATAGGGACCGCTCCAATGGCTGATAACAAAAAGAACCCCTTCATTGAGGCCCTAAACAGAGGGACCATCAAGCCACCGGCCTACTCACCACAACTCTCTCCCATAGTCGAACCGACTATGAGCCTCGCTGCTCGTGTCGAGCGGGATCGAGAGCGTACACGCGCAGAGCGTAAGGTCGCACGAAATGTAGCTCGCGATGAAGCGACTGCAGCTGAGTGGAATCACTACATCAACAACTATCACCGAGTTGCGGATGAAGTACGTCACGCCGTGTCACGCCGTTCTGCTTGCTCTGCTCGTGTCATTAGGGGCGGGGCTCTGGTCGCACAAGTTACCGACGTCCATTTTGGAGGAACCGTCGTTAGAGATAAGAACGCCTACAGCACGAGGGTGGCCTCAATGCGTCTAGCCGCTTACGCGGAAGAAATCCTCGCACTTCAGGCACAAACAGGCGCATCAGATCTCTACATCACCTTCACAGGTGATATCTTCGATTCCCTCTTGGGCAAAATGCGCACTGACAAGGTGTTGCATTCAGAAGGTCCAGCGGTCTGGTCCTATATGACCGGCCTCGAGATCCTTAAGCAGTTCATCAATGAGCTGTCTGAGTCCGAGGCCTTCGGCATGGTTTCTCTTGCGGGTGTAGT